CGATGCCGTTTTTTTTCAAAAGCATCAGCCACCCATAGCAGCGTTTTAGGTATGCCTTGCGCGCGAATGAGCCATTCGGTGAATGTTTCAAGTGCGCTGCGTAGCTTCGATGCGTTCGCGTGGTGCTGTGGTATGTTACGCATCCATCGGTTATCGTTGCCTCGCTCGGCTGGTAGTTATTCATGCGCTCGATTAGTTGCTCTTCGATTGTCATTAGAAGGGGCTTATGTCAAAAGATTCATTAGGCTGCATTGCTTTCGGCTCGACCTCAATTGGAAGGTAGGTGCTGCCACCACTCGAGCCGGTATCGTGAAAGCTCGTAAGGGTGCTGTTATGCTTAAAGCGTACCTCACCGGTTGAACCTTGCCGGTGCTTCTCGAATAGGTAAAATACATCTGAGCTATAAGCGTTGCCAGCTTCATCGTTCAATCCATAGTATTCAGGTCGATAGACGAACATAACAGTGTCGGCATCCTGTTCGATGCTGCCCGATTCGCGAAGGTCTGAGAGTATCGGTCGCTTATCGGCACGTTGCTCCACCTGCCTGCTTAACTGGGCAAGTGCGATTATTGGAATGTTTAACTCTTTTTGTGCGGCTTTCAATGTTCTGCTTATCTCTGCAACCTCAGCCTCTCGATTACCGCCCCTGAAGCCCTCGATTGTCATCAACTGAAGATAGTCAATGATTGCCCATTTGCAATTGTTCTTACGTGCCTCGCGCCGCATTATGCGTATTGCCTCATGCACACCACATCGCGGCTTATCGTAGATTGTGATGGGTAACTTCTCAACTAATCCGATCGTGGTTTCGAATGCGTGTAGCTCGGGCTGCGATAGGTTCCCATCGCGTAGGCGTGCGCTATTAATCGCATCGTTCGCGTGTTGAAGTATTAACCGCTGGCAGAGCTGCGATTGATTCATTTCGAGGTTAAAGTATATGCCCGGCTCATTGAACTGGCAGGCGTGGTACAATGCGAGGGCAGTCTTACCCATCGATGGCCTGCCTGCTAAGATTATAAGCTCGGGATGGAAGCCTCCAGTGAATCGATTAAGTGCTGCGATGCCGGTATTGAGCCCGCTTGTCTTACCGCTTTGGTGCAATGCTGCGCGGCGGTAGTATGCTTGCCGCTCTTCATGGGTGAGCTGAAGTGTTGTTATGATGTTATCGGTAGGGCTGCCATTCTCAATCAGGGTGTTGAGGCGCTTAATGATGTTTATGGCTGTTTCACCGCCGCTCTTTAGCTTACCTAATCCGAGTGCCTCTTCGGTTAGGATGTGGTTTATATTGCGTTTGATGTGTTCATCTTTGAGAATGCTGATGTACTCATTGATTGGCTCTGAGTAACTCAACTCATTACCCCACTGGGTAACGCTGGCAATCTCATTAGCCGTGAGTGTTTTTTCGGTTAATGCGTATTTTCCGAAGGTAACGAATGTCGGCTGCTTGCCGTCCTTCATTATCGCGTTTATGACCTTAAAGGCTTTGAGGGATGTATCGTCTGAGAAGTGTTCATCGATAAGCTGCGGCGCGATTTCCTTGTAGTTCTCATCGCCGTTAAGGCAAAGAAACATGAGGGCTTGTTCGATTTTAGGAATTGATTTCATGTGTTAAAGTTATTTTAATTATTCCATCTTAACGCCCATCGAGGCGCGTGTCTTTGTTGGTGCTGCGTTCGCTGGTTGCTTATCCTTATCGCGTTTATTCCAAGTAACCAATCTGCGCCCAGTATCCCAAGCATCCTGAGAGGTCAAACGTATCCTACCATTCGCAAGCGGCTCAGTCCAATAGTTAAAGAAAGCGTTTAGGAGTTCCTTAGTGTATCTATCCTTGTATGCCGTCATTGATTCAATCAAATCTTGCTCGCTCCACTTCTTAAAGTTATCTTTATTTTTATCCTTATCTTTATCCTTATCCTTATCCTTATAGGCTTCCGTTTCGCTTTCAATTCGCTTCGGTTTCGCTTCCGATTCGCTTACGATTCGCTTCGATTTCGGTTTGCTTCCGTTTATGTAGTTAGTATTGCCCTTTGTTAACACAGGCTCAAAAGCAATGAATAATGCCTTCGCGAGTCCGGTTAATTCAGTCTGTTTGAAATCGAGCGAATAAAGAAAAATTGCATCGTATAACTCAAGCCTTGCGGCTTCAGGTAGCTCTTGCATTGCCTCATACATTGATCGGTAAAATATGCAGGTATCTCGCTTATCCATTGTAAAAAAAATGCCCTTTGATGGCTGCGGTAGTAGCGGCTCGGTTTTACCCTTGCCTCGCAGCCCCCAAAGGGCTTCAAGATTTTTGACACATCATTCAGGCTACTACCTCTGAATGCTCAAATATACACAATTTATCTCAAATACTCTTCAATTATTTCAATACACTCCATTAACCCAATGCCGAACACGGCCTTATAGCCTACCATGTTAAGATGGTTCAGCATTGCGTGTTGCTCTTCGAGGTGCTGATCGGCGTAGAGCGTACCATCCTTGCGCTGCGTTCGTTCGCCCTCCTTTTTGATTTCGATGTATAACCCGGCGTAACCGTTCGATGGCTGGCAGATGAAAAGGTCAGGGTAGCCGCGATGCGGGTTGAGCCCCTTATGCGATTTCGCTTGCCCGATGCTCATCTTAACTCCAGCGCTGAAGTCGAACCGCCATAGTACTCTCGGGTGCTTTAGCTTCATAAACTTCGCGATTGCAAAGTATATATCTGATTCTTTAGCCTTTCTCATACTGCTCGATTGCTTTGAATATTTGGTAAATCACTTGAGGCACTATGGCGTTTCCTCCGGCTTTGATGGATTCGTTTCGCCATTTAGAAAAGGTAATTCCGTCCAGTCGGGAGGAAAGCCCATCATCTCCAGTACAAATTGGGGATTGAGTTGGGAAGTTGTGCCAGTTTCCAATCTCGCCCGCTTCGTTAGTGAATCTTGATTTTCCAATCCCGTTACTTTCTCCCCGCAATCGGATGCCATTGGTGTCGGCAGCATTGAATTTACTTTCTGACCAAATGAATATCCCCTCGTTACTCCTATGCTCGGAGCATCTTTTCCGTTTCCTACATTGTCCTTGTAATCTCTTTGATTCGGTGTCGGTAGCATCCCCATTGCCATTGCTCGGCAAAGGGTTACGCTGTGCATACTCCCCTCCTTCACCTGACTGCTCTTCATCGTTGCCGTTGCGTTGGTTGAGTCCATTGCGGTTGGGATGGGGAGTAGGCCGTTCATCGCTAAGTCCTTCAATGGTGCGCTTCCGTTGTGTCCTTGATTGCTTATTATTCTGCCCGATTGAGTTATTTGCCGGGGTGGGTTTTGCATCATATCCATTGCCTGTGGGGTTGGAAGCAGACCTCTCTGATAAATGAATCCCGACTGAACTTCCTGTGCAAGTGTTCCCGAATTGCCGAATTTCTGCTCCTTCTTGGTTAGGTTCTCCGAATACGAATCCATTGCACTTGGTGTTTTTAGCAACAAACCATACTCTGTCTCTTCGGTGGGGTGCGTTGACGGCACAAGCTGGAAGTACATACGGTTGTACTTCGTACCCTTCAGCTTCCAAATCAGCCTGCACCTCGTGGAATACCAACCCTCCTGACCAATTAACAAGGCCGAGAACGTTTTCGCCCACAACCCAACGCGGCTGAATTTCTCGAATCGCTCTAAGCATCTCCGGCCAGAGGTGTCGCTCATCTTCTTTTCCAAGTCGCTTTCCAGCCGTTGAGTATGGCTGACAAGGGAAGCCGCCTGTGATGAGGTCAATTCGTCCTCTGTGAATAGTGAAATCTGTTTTGGTAATGTCTTCATAACTGATTGCATTTGGAAAGTGATACTTTAATACTTTTTGCCCGAATGAATTCCACTCGCAATGGAATATGTTCTCCCATCCCATCCACTCAGCGGCTAAATCAAAGCCGCCGATTCCGCTGAATAAGCTGCCGTGTGTCATCGCGAATAAACTTTATCAATCATTCGTACCAGCTCGACCTTATTAAGGCGTTCAGCGTCATCGTAGAGGTCAATAACGATGCAGCGGTTGTTCTCATAATCGTTGTAGAACTTCCGGTATTTATAGTTCGACTCATAATAATCGAAACCGCAAGCCATGAGATACGAAGCCACGTTCTTATAATTGTGGTCGATGAACTCGCTCAGGTTGCCTAAGTCAGGTGCCGCACTCATAATTGCTGGAAGTATTTAGAGATTAACTGCTTCGCGTTCTCAATCTCAATCGCATTGTGCCGGTATAGGTAGAGGTCGCTGAACTTACCAGACTGCTTCACCTTTGGCGGGATGCCGATGTAGTAAAAATTCGCAGGGTTAAAGCCCATCAGCATCGAATACCATACCGCCTGAACGTGGTTGAGGTGTCGTATCATATCCTCGGCGAATGCCTGCATCGTTGGCGCGCTTGTTGTCTTAACATCGGCAATGATGCCCTCGCTTATCCAGCATAAGTCCATCATGCCCTTCGCCTCGCGTTGGGTTCCATCGACCTCAACGCTGCCGAGCTTTATGTATTCATGCTCTGATTCATTAAACAATCGCGCAAGCATCGGCAATTCGTTAATCGCTGTGTAAACATTGCGCACAGGTTCAGGCATCTTAATGAATGGCTGTTCGAGTAGGTCAAAGTGAAACGCAGCACCGGCATCGAGCGCGGCTTGTGCGTAGCTTATATCGCCTGTGTAGTGGCGTTTGATACGGCTCGCGCTCGTTGCTGGGTGCTTAATGTATTGTTCGCGTGTCATAAACAAAGGCATAATATTCTTTTCCTAATTGCAAAGAATCGAGTGCACCTTCATTGAATGCTTCAGTAATTTGCTGTACTTCCATCGCTTTTGCTTGCTCGAATGCATCGGTTATTGCTTCGCTGAAATTTACATTTGCTTCGTCATTTTCATGGTACTCAATGAATATCTTGATGACACGATCGTAGAAATAGTCTGTTGCTGTTTTCTTTTTCATTGCTTTGATTCTTTAGGTTCCTTAGATTCTTTAAATTGTTCGATTTGCTCAAGTGATATGAATATTTGCAGCTCATGGCAGTACCTTGTAAAGAGTAAAGGCTGGCCGTGCTCAACAATAAACTCACGCGGTATATTCCATGTCGAGAATTCATCAATGATGCGCACGGTATCAAAGCGCGTGGCCTCTGTGATTAGCTTATGATTGAGTCCATAGGCATTGCGCTTAATTAGTAAGTGCTTCATCCGGCTTCGCTTAACGATTAATGTGCGAGTGCTCATGTCGATGTCTCCGATGTATTTAGGCTTAGGGTTCAATGCGTTGTTGGCTAATTGAATCGATACGGTTAACCTCTGATTGTTTCGGTTTACGATTATCCTATTGCCGCAAGTGTCCTCAATGTAGGCTGAGTTTTCGTTGATTTTCATTAGATTTCCTCCCAGTTTTCAATGCGTTTGTAAACCCTATATCCGGCGTCCTTAACCATTTGAATCGCAATGCTGAGCGTTATTACGCCATAGGTTTGCTTTTCATTTTGTAGCTGATCAGTAAGGTGTTTCTTAATTGAGACCGTTGGTCTGATGTTTGTTTTCATGATTATCTGATTATTTGAGTTTTAGATTCGTAAAGTTCAATGCCATCAATGCTATCTACGCCGAGCTCCTTCATTGCTTTTGGAAGCCCGCCGATTAAATCTTCAGCGGTTAGGTTGCCGAATGCGAATTGAACAGATAGCACCTTCAACCAGTCGACCTCGCCATTGGTGCGCGCCTTAATGGTTGTGCGCACGTTCTTAGTGTGATTCGTCTCAACGCTGGTAGTGTATAGGCTATCAGTAAACGATGCCATGATATCGCCTATTGATTGCGCCTGCCGCATTGATGCCTCTGCTTCGGCTTTCAACTTTGCCTCAGCCGCAGCCCGCTCAACAGCAAGGCGCTCGTGGTAATCGACCATGCGCTGC